GGTGGTGATTGTGATGCTATTCGATGCACTTGTCTTCAGTGCTTTCCATGTGTCTTTGTTCATTACGTACAAAGCCCATGTTGCTCCGTCTAAATCCTCTACCGAGTTGGTGCGAGTGTTCACCACTTGCGCTTGCACCGTCACGTCTTGACCGTCTGCGACCTCAACGGCTGTGCTTGTGTACTTGAACTGAATGACGTACTCGTCCAACGAGTCTATCACATACACACCTGCTCGTGCCACCGGTGTCGAGTCCGTAGATGAGAGGTAGAACTCGGCGATAAACAACTGCGTACCGTCCACATCGCTGCGTTTCGCTGTGGCTGTTGCTCCGTTGCCCGCATCGCTCCAAAGCTCTGTGTCTTTGTACCATTTGACGTAGTAACTTGTCACCGGATTTGCACCGCACATCAAGCTCGTTTTCAGTGTTGTGCTTGTTGCTGATGCGTCCAACGTTACGGGGCTTGCTAACAACGTACCGTAATAGCTCGATGCACCGATGTTCTGAATGATTACGTCAATGCTCTTGCTAAGGTTGTAGTTCGTGCCGCTCACTGTGGCTACGCATGAATACGTCAGTTGTCCGTTGGCTACTGCGTTAGCGTCTGCCAAGTCCTTGATTATCCACAATGCTCCTGCGCTCGCTCCGCTGCTGATGTTCAGCTTGAACTTGCCCGTGCTGTCTGTCTGCCAATCGCCATCCACAGCTCCCGTAAACAGCAGCGTTGTGCCGTTCCAAGCCCATGTATGGTTGCTTCGTGCCACGCTGTTGCCCCTCACCGATGTAACTTTCGGTGTGATGATTGGTTGGTTCGCCGGTGTGTCAGTCCACTTAGGCGAGATTGCTCCGCTCGTGGGGTCAACGCCTTGATACAGCGCGATGCCATTGTTTTCAAGTGATATAAATAGGCTGTCGCCATTGCGTAAACGGCGAATAGTGATGCTGCCTTGTGCTGAATAATTACTCATTGTCTAATTCGGTTTTGATGTCTGCTATGTCTTTCGTGCCGTTGATAAACTCAATGGCTGTCAGTCGGTCAACTATCACTCCGTCAACTCTACTCGCCGACTCTTCAAGTTGGAGTTGCGGATAGGTGTACTTTAGCTCGTTTTCGTTGAGCACCATATACCCATTCAGTTGGGCTTTGGCTGCCGGCTTTATGCCCTCGGCATACACCTTGTCTCTTTTGGCTATTATGTACTTCATTGCCTTGTTGATGTGATTAATTGAAAATATATGGTTCGCCGCTTGCGTCCGTCCATTGAACTCCGCTCGCGTCTGTGGCGATTTCGTGTGCCGGCTTGTACTCGCTCGTGCAGTAAACGTCCATCCAACTATCGCTCTCGGTGTTGCCGATACCCGTCTTGCTCAACTCTATCAGCGTAGTACTGCCCTCGTTATGCTTAACTCCGTGATTGCTTGCGCTATCAGTGAGCCACAAGATTTGGAAAATCATTCCGGGGCACTCAATGGTGTTGCCATCGCAGTCTGCCATAACCTCATCGTAACGCTGCGTGTCGCTTGGGTGGATGTCTGTGCCGTTGGTGGGTGTGATGTTGTAGTTCTGCCACACGCGGCTGATGCCTATCTGCTGTCGTGCTACCTCTACTCCGTCAACCAAAATGGCGATGTAGAATGTCTCTTTGGTCATCAATCGCAAGTCGAATGTAACTGACGTGTTGGTAATCTCCGTAATTCGCTCGTCTGATGTCGTGATTGCTGTTTGGCTTGATACAGATTTGACATAGTACAGCTTGACCGTGTAGCCGCTTGTGATGATGTCTTTGCCCTTGCGCACCTCGAAATTCACAGTGTGCAAATACGAGTTGTTGTCGGTGGCTGCTGCTTGTGCGGCTGCCGATGCCTTGACAAGTCCGTGCGCCACCTTGTAGTCGTACAGCGCCAATTTGTCTTTGGTGATGTCGTACTGTATGTTAGCTCCGTCTTTCAAACTAAGACTATACGTTTCGCCGGCTTTTTCGCTCGTTCTCAGCACAACCGTGTCGGTCACAATCGGTATCAACATACCCAAACGTGTATCGCTCAATTCCGCTTCAAAATGCAGTTCCACTTGCTCACCGGGCGAAATGTTTTTGCTGATTGTGATTGCTCCGCGTGTGCTGCCGTTTTGGTCTATCTCGTATTTGCCGCTCCAATCCGACAAAGTGCTGATGTCAACTCCGTTCACATACCACTTCATGTTGGCGAGTTGGCTGTTGCTGTGCGGCTCTTTCCACGAGCCATCGTCACAGCTTGCCACCACCACAGGCAGTATTGTCGTGGGTGTCAGCTCTCGGTCAGGCTCATACTCCGAGTTGTCGCCGTTGAACACCTGCGTCAATGGCGATGCCGGAGTTGTGCATCTGATTGACACCGCTACCGTCAGCGGTGCAAAGTCTTTGCGTATGCGTGTCTTGCTGCTCTGCATATTCAATAAATTAATTTACCGGTTACGTTTTCTGTTTCGGCGAGTTTCGCCACTATGGTAAATGTAGTTGAGTCTCGACTGTCTGTGCCGCCAAGGTCATTCTCTTCATCGTTAAAACAAATGTCGATAAGTCCGTCAAAATTCTTGACCTTCGCCTTAAATGCCCATGCCTTATCATCCTGCTCTACGCCACTATCGCGTGTGATGAACCAATCTATGACATCATCGGTCACCTCCGTAAAGCCTCTGAATACTCGACATATTACGCTTTTTGTCTCGCCCCAACTTATAAAACTGTCGCCGTCGGCAATCTCGATAACCATATACAGCGGGTTATCGTTCATGACCTTCGCCACTTGTTCCTTCAGCTTCCAGATATTTGGCGCGACAAGCCAGCCTTCAACCAATAGGTCTTTCTTGTGCAGTGTGCTACCGTTGAACACCGAGTTGCCACCGACATTGAGATGCTTCCCCACGTTGAGACTGTTCTCTATGTCTTGAGCTGCTCCACTGCTATCGCTGTCGGCAAAACCATCCCATTGTGAGATATTGTCAAAAATCTCGTCTCGCGCGTTATGCTCCTCGGCTACAGCTGACGTGTCTTCTTCTATCACCGTCTGCTCATCGGCATCCGCTGTTACTGAGACACTCTCCAACTTGTCCTCAGAGAATGTTGACGTGTCGAGGTCTTCAACATCATCAAACTGTGGTATGTCATCATACTCATCTGACATTTTCTAACTCCGATTTTGAGAGCTTAAACATTGTGTCCGCTTCTTCCTTATTGTTGTATGTGGAGAATACAAGTGCCGCGATATAATATATTACTGCACGATAACACTTCGTTGACACATCAACTCCGCCTTGACTGTCGATTGTAGGGTACGCACGATAGACAGCTTGTGAGATTTTGGCCGTTGTTGTCAAGCTACTATAAAACTCCAACTCTGTGCCGTTAGCATCTTGAACTATTGCGCATACCGGTTTTTGATAGTTGCCGCGGATGCCTTTTACATCTGCGCGTTGTGCAAGATAGAGGTCATCGTCTTCGCTGATTGTTTCTGTCACAGCTCTCGACCAATCATTCATTTTAAACCGTATCAGACGCATAAAGTTATCAGGCAGTGTTATTCGTCCTGCTCCCGTGATGTCACTGTCCCAACTTATATCGCCTGAGAAGTTTGTGCCGGCATCAACAAGTCGCACTGGCGCTACAGACTCAACGGCTACGATTGCATCTATTATCTTTGAAGTGATAATATCGTTTAGTGCCAATGTGCCGCTGTCGCCGACGTCTGTCAGTGGTGATGTTTTGGGATTTAAATCCATCGCGATACGCACATCTCGCAATATCTGTCCACCGTTTATCCTCGTAATTGCCATAGCTGTCTTTATCGCCGTTATTCTTCCCAGTTGAATTCGATGCCGTTGGCTGCTGCCGCTTTGTTAATCGCGCTTAGCGTTTTGAGCTTGGTGCGACTGATGCCGTACTTCTCACTCAGGTAGTCTTTCGCTGCATCAACATCGCTGATGTTGATTACAGTTAGACCTTCTTCCTCTTCTTCCGCCTCGACCTCGGCTTCTGTCTTCTGTGCTGTCACCACTTCCTCACCTTTGAACAGCTTGCCATATTTGTAGTGCTGCTCGAGCGCTTTCTGGATGCGCTCATCTTCAGTATAAAAGACACTTGTGCCGCCTGTGATTGGAGAAAATGAGATATGCAGTGAATTGCCACTATCCAACACCACATTCACTGACAAGTCACTCTTGGCTATATATTTCTTTTTCATAATCTGCTGTTTTTTTTGAAAAGGGCGAGACCGCCGGGAGCTGCCTCGCCCTAAACTTATTTGTTGGTTAATTCAATTATGCTTCTTTTGCCGAAGCTACCGGGGCTTTGGCAAGACGAAGACGTGCGTGTGCTTTAGCATATCGCAGATACAGACAGCTAATCTCACTGATAACGACTGCATCTGTGTTGCGAATACCTGCCTTCTTCAAGTCAAGAATGTTGCGATGCCATGCTGAGTGTGTGCATTTTGTCAAGTATGATGGGTCAAGTGCAAAGCCACAATCGCTCATGCCGTTCAAGTCAAACAACTCGTGATGGATTGTTAGCACTTCGCCAAAGTCGGTGTCCCATGACTTGAATTTCAAATTCCAACTTTCTACGGTATCTTTAAGTCTGAACTTCTCTGATTTAATCTTGCTGAATGCGGTGAGCATCTCTGAGCCGCAAAGCAACACCTTCTGCTTGTTGCCCAAACCTGTGCCGACAAACAAATCTTTGGTGATGTCAACAAGGTTATCATCAGTGATGACTGCTGCACCCTTCGACGCATCCCATTCGCCGACTTCGATGTCTTTGCCGGCTTGATACCAGATGCCACCGGTGAACCATGTTGCCATGCCGTCTTTGCTTGTATGCTTAATGACATTCTTTGAACCGAACAAGAAGCTGTTCTCTTGGGTTACGCGCATATCATAAATGCCATCTTCTTCTACATCTGAGAATGACCAGTCAACCTCTTTTGCTGCAATCTTATCAAATGTTGATTGCTCGATTTGCAGCATGAAGTTTTGACAGTACTGTGTCTCTGCGGTTGGAATATTGTTGAAGCGTCCGGTTTGTGCATCAAGTTCGGCACATGCTTTACCCATACGCACTAAGGTTGTGCCGGCAGGAATTGCAGGTACAAAAATAGCTGATTTGGTATTATCATCATAGATGCCGTTTACAGCATAAACTGTAGGCTGATTGGTTGATGTATCACGACCGCATACAGCTAACACCAAATCCGGGGTTGACTCTGATGATTGGTCAAATGCTACTCCCTTATCATTGGTGATTGCTTTTACACCTACAACGCGGATGGTGTCATCAAGAGTGAACATGCTCGGGTCATCAACACTCAGTGTCACTGATGCACCGGTCGTTTGTTTAGCCATGCCCTTTGATGTGCGGCAAGTGATAGGTCGTGTGCCGACAGAATAATATTTTACCTCAAAAGATTTTGACTTCTTCGCTGTAGAATATCGACTTATCTGGTCTACAGGTGTTGCCATCGGGCGTATCTTGATGATACGACTGTCAATCTCTTTTGAATAAAACTCCGGATCGCCGTTTTCACGTCCGCCTGTCTCTGTGGCAATGCCACCGCCACCGGTGCCGTCTGCGCCGGAGGTTGTTACGCCACCATCAGTAATGGGCGCTGTGCCGTCTGCCATCATCACACCTGATGATGCGCCGACAACCATTGCCACCAATGACAGCGTGATGCTCGCAAGTAATCGAGCAAACTTAGTCAATTTTGTCATAATTCATTAAATATTGGGTTTGTAAATAAAGATTAGTTGCGTTTTATACGTTTCATTCCACCGCGTGCATAGATGTCATCATCGTTGCCTATATTGCCGAGCGCCCCAAGATTTGGCATCTGTGATGATGGCACTGCTGTTTCCCTGCTACTGAGTTGTGGTGTGCCATCGCCTTTTTGCTTTTTGCGCAGCTTCTCGTCGATGGTGGCATTACGTCCTCTGACTTCAGCTTCTTGTGCCGCACTCTCTACGTCTGTGTCATGGTTGACTGCTTTGAGTGCGAGTTTGATTGTATCTTTTGTTATCTTGCCTAATATCTTGTCATGCGTGATTTGCGCAATGACCTCCATCGCTTTGTCGATTTCTTCATCGCTGATACCTTCCTCTTGTTGTAGTGAAGAGATGTCATTGATTGTTGCGTCGAGGTTCTTAGTGTATTCCTCTTCATACTTCTTGTTCTCGGTCTCGCGGTCTACATACTCCTTGTTAGCCTTCGCTATTTCCTCTTGTTTCTCCGGGTCGTCTATCGCGTCCTTGATCTCCGTGCCATACATACGTATGATATTGACGATAGGGTCTACGCCATCCTTCCAGTCCATCATAAGTTTTGCAGCTTTATGATTGTTGACAAAAAGGTCTGAAAACGCTTTTTCGCGCTGTTGTCCCTCGCTGATGCGTCGGTCATAATCGTCGTAATCGTCATTTATTTGACCGTAAATCGCCTCGTCATCGTCAAACGCCTTGTCGGGGTATTTATCTTTCATACGCCCCATAAAGCGGTCTCGATTGCTTGTAACTTTTTGGGTATCAGCCATATTTTGTTTAATTAGCTTGTTAATGAAATTTTAATGAGACAAATATAGCGAGTTTACTTTCGCCTTTAATGTTAACTTGCTCCATACAAATTACTATTTTTGCATAGGTACAATTGCTTAATTATCTATCCGATGAAGCCTCACGGTTGTAACTCTGAATACGCCGAACAGCGACAAGCCGATTTGCTTAAAGCATATCGCTCTTATATCGCTAATTGCCGATACATTAATAAATCGGAGGCGTTAGATACTGTTGTGAATATGTCGGCATCACGTTTCTATGTCAGCCGACAAAGAGCCTACAAGGTCATACTTGCTATTCTTAATGGCTCGGATGACCTTTCTAAGATGCGCGCCAACAAACGCGAGATGTATTTGGATATTTACTCACGCGTTATGGATATCTATCGCATTAACCCTAATATGCAAATCGGGGATATTGTAGAGCAGGTCATTAGCTCTCCTGCTCCTAAGTTCTATTTATCTGCCGGTTCGGCTAAGACTATAATCAATATCGCTAAAAAACAATGGTCAAAAATTCATCTGCAAAGAATGCGTGCCTTGCTTTAACGGCGCTGTCTGTTTTGGCTTATATTATCTTTGGCCTGCCTGAAGATTGCCATTGCTGTGGACTCTTCTTAGGATGCGGTTTGTCTCAACGGCTGATATATTCTTTTGTTCACGCCTCTGTGTGGCACGTCTTAGCTAACGCATGGGCGCTGCTTGTCATGGCTTTTGCTTTTGACATCAGTCTCTATCAGCTATTTTTGGCTTACATTATAGCTGTCGCTGTGCCTGAGGCGGTAATCAATACTGTGCCTATTGTCGGGATGTCTGCCGTCTGCTATGCCCTTTGTGGAATGGCTTCATTAACAGTTCGTCACAAGCTCATTTATCACTTGTGGTTTGTCGCTTCTATTGCATTAGGCTTCGCTTTCACATCCACCGCAGCTATCCTTCACGCCTACTGCTATGCAGCGGGCGTTATTGTTGGATTCTTAACCATGCCGTTATGCTCAAACAGATAAATGCCATATTATCAGAAAATGCTCGGCGTGTTGCTCAGAACACCCTCCCGGTCAATCCCATAACAGGCTTTGGTTCTGTCGGTGAACGTCGTGAGGTTGTCATACCTGATTTCCCGCTCAAGAAACAATGGCTGCCGCTCCAAATGCTGAATGATGGCTTAATTAAGAAAATCATCGAAGCAGGCTCTATCAAAGCATTTATCAATGCCCAAAAAGAAATTTATCCCGATGACTATGGCGATGCCTCCGATCGGCTCAAAGTAATTGAACAATTTGTCCGCATACGCTACAAACATGATTTCCCTTTCTGGGCTGCCTCATTGGTGTATATCAAAACAAAGGGTGGGGGAGATGATATTCTGTTCCGGTTGTCTCGACCTCAACGCAAATTCATCTCTGTCTTGGAACATAAACGCATCAATGGTGAACCGATACGACTCGTGCTGTTAAAAGCGCGTCAGTGGGGCGGCTCGACAGCAAGCCAAATGTACATGGCATGGTTACAACTGGTTCACAAAGTCGGCCTCAACTCTCTTATCATCGCTCATCAATCGAGTGGTACAGACGAAATCAAAGATATGTTTGACCGTATGATTGCCGCTTATCCCGTTGAACTATTGCATCAACTTGGCGATGCATATTCAGAGAATGAACGCAAGTTAGTCGGCGTCGGCAAGTCCGGTGCCATATTCCGTGTCCCGCAACGCAACTGCAAGATTAAAGTTGGCACGGCTGAAAAACCTGACTCTTGTCGTGGCGGCGATTACAACCTTGTGCATCTATCCGAGGTCGGCGTGTGGAAAGCCACCGAAGGCAAGAAACCTGAAGACATTGTGCGCTCTGCCTGTTCCGGTGTGCTTATCACTGAGCCTATGACGATGATTATCTATGAATCTACGGCTAATGGCACAGGCAACTTCTTCCAACGCGAATATGATGCCGCAAAACGTGGCAACTCTCAGTTCTCCGCTTTGTTCATCTCGTGGTTTGATATTGACCTCTATTCGTTACCTTTCAAGACAGATGCCGATAAAGAGATATTCGCTCAGTCTCTATATAATAACCGTAACTGCACTACCGCCTTTACCGACCGCGAAGAACCCGGTGCCTACCTATGGCGTCTTTGGGACTTAGGTGCAACACTCGAAGGCATACATTGGTACGTCGAGGAACGCAAAAAATATCGCGACCATGGAGACATGGCTTCTGAATATCCATCGGATGATGTTGAGGCTTTTGTACATTCCGGTGAACGTGTCTTCGATAAATATAAGATTGAGAAGCTCCGCAAGTCGTGCCGACCGCCTAAACTCATCGGCGATGTCTGCGGTGATGATGATACCGGCAAAGGCGCTTTCTCTAATCTCAAATTCTCTACCGACTCTCAAGGCATGTTGCACGTCTGGGCTTTGCCTGAGATTGACGATGATGAGATTGTGACCGACAGATACTTGGTCGTTGTCGATATTGGCGGCCGTTCCGGTAAAGCTGACTGGTCTGTTATCTGCGTCTTCGACCGCATGATGATGATTGACGGAGAGAAACCTGTCGTTGTAGCACAATGGTATGGTCACATCGACATGGATATCTTAGCGTGGAAGGCTGCCCAGATTGCCGCTTTCTATGACAACGCTCTTCTCGTTATCGAGTCTAATACATTGGAGACCCACGATAAAGAACGCAGCGTCGATGGCGACCAATCATCTTTCATTCTTAACCAGATTAAGGAAGTCTATGACAACCTATATGCACGTAAACAATCTGAGGAAGATGTGATTGAAGGTCGTCCGCGCAAGTATGGATTCCATACAAACGTATCAACTAAACCTATGATTATTTCAACTTTAGTCAAGGTGATACGTGACGGTTTGTATATCGAGCGCGATGAACAATGCCTCAATGAATATGAATGTTATGAGCGCAAACAGAATGGCGCTTTTGGTGCTATCATTGGTAGCCACGATGACTTGTTGATGACTCGTGCTATCGGCTTGCATATATGCTTTCATGAAATGGACATTCCAAAAATTAAACCACGTCACAAAAATGTTCGCCCCTCTCGGCGCATCGCCAAAGGTGCGGCTTCAATATAAAACTCTCAACTATGAACGTATTCCTAAAAATCTTTGCCTCGCTGCGCTTTCGTGAGGCTGTAAAACAAGCCGACACGGCTCACGCTGTAAATGGCCATCGTTACTATGTCCTCCCTGCGGATGACAAATCTCTCAAGCTAATTGTGATGGATCGTCAAAACTTCCGTAGACTGAAAACTAAAAAGTATATCAATCAGGATGCACGTGTATTCCACTTGGTAAACGAATCTTTCTATTTCACACCTTATGCTAACGGCACAGGTTGCCTCTCTGTTTACGACAAGGTGCGTAAAAAAGAATTTTATTACCAGTGGGTCGATGCGTGCCGTAAACGCAAAAAACTTTATGGAAAGAAAAAGTCCTTACTGCATCGCTGGCTACAACGCGCCAAAACAAAATCTTGACGGCATCGCAACACTTGCGCGAGACCCGTTAGTTATTGCAAACATAAACAAAAAACCTACCGTTATTCGCGGTAGGTCTCTAATTACTAAAACAAAATGAGGTAAATATTAATGCGGTGAGGCCTCACGGCTTAGCCGCATTTGTTTTAAACTGCCCGTTTCATCCCATCTGTTTGAGATCCTGTAATCCCGTTGTATATTCTATTTACGCTCTGCTGGTCTGCCGACTGTGCAATGCGTTGCTGTAATTCAGGTGATATTGCATCAGGAACTTTGCCTTGCTCAAGTTGCTCCTTTTGCGAGTTGAGCGCCTGTAATAACTCGTCAGCGTATGGTATGTCTGCATGTTCCAACAACATCTCTGTGCTGATAGCCTGAGCTTGCCACAGCTGCATCAACATCTGTGTCGCCATTTGCCGATATGCAGGTGTTGCCGTACTCTCTACGATTGATAGGTCAAACTCTACATTCCTTACCTTTGTGGGGTCGTATTCAACATATGCGTTCTTACCGACGATATTTATCATTCGCTTGTCATCATAGAATTGTTGGATGTTCTTCACGTCCTTATATGCCGCCTCACGGACAAACATGCTATAGCTGTCTAAGACATCCAATAATGCGGTGGCTGCGTTCTGAGTCTGCTGATTATAAAGTGCTGCTGATGTGCCCGCATAACCAGTCTTGCCTTGCAGCGCTCCGTTGACACCGGATATTTCCTCAACAAGTTTGAGCTGCACATTGAGCAATTCCGAGATGCCTATATTGGTGGAGTTGTTAGATATCTGTTGCGGTATGACAGCCCCGGCTTTTGCCTTAAACAGTATCATACTGTTGAAGCACGACCACTGCTCTGATATATCGTCCATTGACATGCCGTCAGGCAAACATTCTTCAGGGAATAATAACACACCCTTTGCACTCGCTCGCATTATCCAGTCATACATCGTTATCAGTCGATTGATATATCGCTGTTGGTCGATGATGTCAGATACATAACTGTGCACTTCTCCGTCGATGAACGGATAGGCTTTAAATACGTATGGATGGCTCTTGTGTGCGTATGGCGTTTCGCCTTCTTGTAGCACATCTCCAAACGGTGTCAAAAAGTAATAATACCAATAATTGTCCACAAACCATTTTGCCTCTATCAGCGGTATCTCGTCGATATCCATACCGAGAGCTGTGCCGCGCTCTATGCGGTCTTGGTTCTCTGCCTCAACAAGCTCGGCATAGTCCTCAATCTCGCATTTAAATATCTCTCCGGTGTTGTAATCGTGACAGCGATAACGCGGCTTGGTCTCTTTGCGCCATACCTCGATGACACGACATCGCCCCGGTTGGTTCGTGAATAAAAAGTCCACGTTCTTCAGGCTGCTATATCCAAACTGTTCTGCACAATACACAATGTGTGACTGCTCGGCTGCTGAGGTGTATATCTCGCGCAATCGTTTGGTGTCTTCCGCTGTGTCCGCAAACCTCTCGCATAAGTCCTGAAATGATATATCGTGAACTTGCCCTAACATCGAAACATCCCAACCGCGGAAATCACGCATATTATTATCTATAAAGAAATTGTTGGGACTGACTACGGATGTCCAACAATCAAGCGTGTCATTTTGCCAACCATACCATTTGCGGTGCACAACAAGACCTCCAATCAGAAATTCTTCCATCCCTCGTGCATATATCTCTGACATGCGGTTGATTTGCATATTACATTGCAGTGCTGTTGACATGGTCTCTCCGAGCTGCTGCTCATCGCGGTCTCGTGCCGTACAAGTCGGCTCTTTTGATTGGCTGCGATATACACCCAATATGCTGCGCACCGTGTGGCGTATGACATTATTCTTCAACGGCGTGTTTCCCTCACGGCGGATATATTCTTCCTCCGTTATCGTCTTGCCGTCAACATCTATCGTATCGCTCCATTGATCCCCGTAGGTGTATCGCTTGTTTCGCTCTCGGTCTTTGCGAAATTGACTCATATTATCCCAATACTGCTGCGCTTGCATCAGTATGTCGAAGGTGCGACGGTCGCCGCGCTTCTTCTCGCGTGCTACACTGTCAAGTTGACTGCTCTCGTTGGGACGTATCCGACTGAGTGGTATTAATTTGATTTTTAATTTTGCCATGATTAATCAATGTAAATATGCATGGGGCAAAGATAACTCACCCCATGCACTTTAGTTTGATAAGTTCTTCCTCTCGTTAAGATCTCGCCATTTAGCTTTTGCAGCTTCCTTCGCTTCCTCGCTGTCGGCATAGATATACTCAACAATAATCGGCTTCATTGCGATTACTCGTTTCAAGCACTCGCATGCCTCTTGTGGAGTCTTGCTCTCCCAGTACGATTCTATCGCCTTGTCAAACTTAGACTTCAAATGGTTGCCAAACCCTTGTTTGAACTTCTTGTATGCTTTGTATTCCGGTCGCTCTGTTAGCTTGGAGACCTTCTCGGCTATTTGTTCTGCCGATAAGTTATCAGGATTCTTCTTCAGCAAGTTCTCTTTCTTATTGATTAATTCATAATCCTTAACCGCTTGCTCATAACGCTCATTTACATCGTCTGTCCATTGCTTCGACATCCGCTCTTTGATGATTCTTTTTGCTCGTGCTATTTGCTTTTGCTCTTGCTCTTGCTCGTCGTGAGTGTCTTCGTCAAAGGTCCAATGTGAGATGAAATTGTTACGCGAGAGTTTATACGCTGCATAACGCTTCGCTATCTCCCTTGGTGTCATACGTTGTGCCTCATCAGCCGAGCAGCCAAGTTCATCAAAGTACACCATGTCAACTTGACTCTGTGGAACTTGTAACACTCGCATACCAAACATCTCATAGTCTCGCCACGCTTTGTCTTCTTGTCCGAAGAAATCCATACCTGCTGTTATGAAATCCTCTGCCACTTGTGGGTTGACGCCAAACATAAACTGCATACCGTGATTGCTCATCAGCTCCAACCCATGTCTGAAATCTTTTGACCCAAACGCATTAACGATGTCGCTGTAAAGGCCTGCTGCCGGCGTTGTCTCCTCATTCAAGCTATACTGATCGCCGCTCGCTAAAGCATATACAAAGTCAGGTATGGTGCCGCCTCCGATTAATCCCTCGCCGAAGCCTAACACTCCGCGCTTAGCTGCATCCTCTACAAGTTCTTTTTTCTTATTCTTATCCTTTCCAAAGATAAGATACCAAACGCCTGTTGTGCCTAACGTCCATAGTGTTGACAGCAGCCACCCGAATGTGCCGGTCTTTGTGACAACACGTGCCCAGTTGCGATTATACTTCTGTCGGGCGTAGTCTCGAGCGCTATCTTCGTCCATTCCAAAAGTGCGCAACGCTTTCTTAGTCTCATATTCCATCATCTCGCTCTTTCCCTTTGCCATATTGGTAGCCTCGCGCAGCGATTGAACGCACTGGCGTGTGTAGCTGAATGGCGAGTTACGGAATTGTGAGAACATAACTGTCGCATAGCTGCGGTCGTTCTGCATCATTGACAAATATGGCAATTCACTCGACTGTTGTGATAGGTTGAACACCACCTCGGCATCTGTTACTGCGCGCTGATGTGCCGTCGCTTCGTCCAATCCCATCTTCTTGTACTCCTTGAACTTCTTGTAATAGACTGCTTCTGCGCCCGCTGAACAAGTAACAACATCCACAAACGCATTAGGTGTCATACCGGCACGTTGCAGTAGTTGCACCAATTTGCCTTTGGTCCAGTCCCAGTCTCCGTCCCAGTCTCGAAGTATCTCATTACCCGCTGTGCGTTCTCCCCATCGACGTTGCATCGCCGGCAAGTTCTTCATTGCCCAATCCCAACAATATTTCGGTCTTGCGACGTTGAGTGCTAACCGTGATGTTGACCCTTCTGCCAAAAATGCCGGATATGATAGCACCTGTTTCAATGCCGTGTTCAAACGCAACGCGATACATGCTCCCGTTGCAAGTTTGGTCACGTTGACCAATGTGCGGTCAAACTCATTGACCTTCGGCTTATATGCCCCGCCAACGAGCAGTGCCAAGTCAAAGAACTTTTTATCCAACTTCACTCCGGCACCATACATAGTGGTCATTTGTTTCAAGCGGTTGCGGAATGTCTTATACTGCAACAGGCTCGTCAAGTCGCGGCGATACTCCGCAAAAGCATTCCATGTCTCCATCTCGCGAACATGATTCAATAAGAGCGACACCGGGTCTGTCCCTAAGATGTCTATCGACAGACAGTGCGGCTTACGTTTAACAATTGCTCCGGTCATTACCGATGGCAGTGTGTTACTGTCATAGTCAGCTCCGTTGCTGAGTTCAATCTTATCTTGACGCGCATTCTTGTTGACACGTAGCGGCACATAGTCCTCAATCTCCGCCATTGATGCACCAAACATTCTGCGGTGGGTTACGTCATACTTCTCTCGCAGCTGTGGCAATAACTCGTCTTGAACCCTATCGGCGATGGTGCGAAGTGTCGGGTTGAGTCTTCTTTCAACCTCCTGCATTACAGCTTCGGTGATACCCATCTTGCGCAGGCAGCGTCTGCCGTCATCCATCTTGTTCACCATATAGGTGTACATCAACCCACCTTGCGTGATGTCATGCTCATATTCTTCCTTGCCTTCACGCCACGACAGCGTGCCGGCTTTCTCAGTGGTCAAATCATACAAGCTGCTCCAGCGTTTTTTATCTGCCATGCCTTGCGCTATGAGGTCAAGCTCGTGCTCCGACTCTTGTTGTCCCTGCCATTCTTTGTCTCGACACTCTTGATAACCGCGTATAATCATGTCATACAAATAGCCCTCACCATTGACAGACTTTGAGCCGAACACCCTGCACAATTGCTCCATTGTCAGCGTCGGTGACAACAGTAACTGCGCTATCGGATTATTTGCCACGCGGCTCGCTATCGTCGGCTTCATCCTCTCTATGCGACTCGGTATACCTTGTAGGTCACTGTTGGCATAGTGATGCACCTGATTGACACGCTCTTTCTGAGCCTCAACAAATGTATTGGCTCGCGAGATACTCTCGTTGAACTCTTCAGACAACCCTTTGGTGAGCATTGAATACTGCGCCGCTAAATCAATCTTCGTTTTAAGTTCAAGATTTTTAGTCTCTGCACAGACTTCTTTATATTCCTCATCACTCATCGCGCCATTCTTATGATCATCCTTAGCCTTCTCTAAATCGAGCTTGAACTGCTTTAAGTCATCCTTTGCGCTCTCGATGGCTTCACGATACATCTTGGCGTATGTCAATGCCGTATAGTCCAACTGTGCTTGACGCTTTTCGACTTCGCGTTCTGACTCTAATTTATCTTGAACGTCACCGAGCATTTCATCAATCTTTTTTGTATCAAAATCCATTGCTGCTTTGAATGTTGCGGCGAGACGTTGACCTTCGATGTCGAGCTTTCCTTGAACCTCGACACCTTTGGCATTGACCTTGATACCCTTGATGTGCAACAACTTCTCGAATGCGTTCTGTTGTTGCCGCAGATGGTTGCCTACCATGATGTCGAATATCTTAATCGCATTATCCAAGTAGTTCTTCTCTCCGGCTGCTACGCTATTCTTTATAGCACTGATTAGACGTTTGGTATCGCCGTTGCCTAAGTCTTGCAGATAGCCATCTTCCATAAGACTTTGTGCCATATCAGATATGCGTTTCACTATGCCTGTGTCAAACTCCTTCTGACGCTGCATCGCACGTCTTATCGAGTTGAGACTCTTGCCAAGAGCCTTTACAGCATCATCACGTAACTTCTCATCTTTCTTATAGTGACCATACAGTTCAAGAGCGTACTTCGCTATATAGTCATCCATCGGCATATCCCCCGGACGATATAAGTCTTCATCGGCTGCTGCATCATTGCTGCTCGTGCCATCTTCATAGTTGCCGACTTTCAGCTTATCCTGCATTACTACGTCTTTGGCTTCATCAAAGTAGCTGCGGTAACGTCCGGGTTCCTTCATATTTTCGTAGCTGCGCCACAACAGATAGCGTAGTTCGTTATCGGTTAAGGTGACACCTCCGAAACCTTTGAGACCAATCTTATCAAGCATTTCATAGAAGGCTCTCTTAATCTTGGTCCACCAACTATTATATGAGTGCATCTCGTTGAAGTCGGTTGACTCTGCGAGTTTAGCAAGATACTCTTCGGTTGCTACTCGGAAGTTCCAACCGTTCTTACGTGCCATTTCAACTATCTCGCGTCTAATATCGACATCGGCGTTCTCAAATACGTTATCCAAGAACTGGTCGAAGTTCTTGCCGAATAACTTGCGGAGACCAAAGTGTGCAACACTCTCGTGGAGCATTGTCTTTACTGCGTCCTCTGCGCTCAAGTGATTGGGTATGACGATTGTTATCTTGCCGGTGCGTGGGTTAAAGAAACCTTTGGCGGTTGCTTTCTTGCCCTTGAGTGTGCTGGCGTCTGTCACAATCTCAACATTGTCGAGATGCAACTTGGCTGCGAAGTCGCGAACGTGGTCTATCATGCGCTTGCGCTCGCGTTGTGCAAATGCTTTCTTCTGGCGGTTGGTGCGGTAGTCTTCGCCCAATACCTTAGCCCATGGATCGTTCTCATAAGATACGTCTGCATCGCTGTATGAGCCTTGGCCATCGCGCTGCATAGTTTGCTCACTACCAATATTTTTTTCGCCTTCGATAGTTGGATTTTCAAAATCTTTGATTATCTTTGCAGCATGAAGCTGTTGGGAGGTAAGCGACGCGGTTCCCTTAGGAGGAACTAACAATCGTAACCACTCGGCAGCTTTTTCTTTATCCACATACTTCAAATTGTCCTTGCCAAAATCGCTCCTTTCGGTATTCATCTCATTGAGAATACGTTCAATATCCTTACCGTGTACGCTGGCAATTTCATTCACTTCAACTCTCTTACCGTTGCGCTCAAGCTTTACTGCAATCGATATACGCTGGTCTCCTCTAGCTATATTGGTTACAACTATCATAGACTTTGCTCTTGTTCCCCATGAATAAACCATTATCGGGTTGTTTACTGCTTCCGGTAGATTCTTCAAATCTTCTATTGCAAGAGAATGTTTTTGCATGTGGGAACGCAATGTATTTGGAGTAATAAACATCTCAGTTGCATTGAGCCCAGCTGCAATTAATTTAGCACCTGGTTCTCCAAGTGTTAATATGTGGCGATTTTCACCTTTCGCAAAGGTGTCAAGTTGCTGATTAAACTCTTCATTAACGCGCTCAAGTTCCGCTGCATCATCACATGGGCGATACAATGTTTCGCCTTCGCCTTGCGCTGCCTTCCATTGTTCGTAGGCTTGGCGTGCTGCCTCACCTGCATTACCTTTTTGTGGCTCGCCAATTTTTACACCGGCTTTGACTAAGGCGTCA